TGTCACTTAAACAACCCACCACCAATAAAAACAATCAATACCAATAATAAACACATAAGATGTTATATCCTTTGTGTGACTTGTTGCTAATTGTCACTTTTTGACGACTTTTCTTAGAGTACAACCTTTGGTTGTACGGGGGTTTTTTGATAGTTAATGTAATCAAGATACCCATTCATATTTTTGCAACAAAAGTATTGACATCGACACTATAAATATGCCAGCGACTAACTCTGTCGCTAAGACCTTACGCCAAATATAGCTTATTTAAGGTTTCTTGCAAAAGTATGGCGGTAGTCTTGTCTACTACAACATCTAGTTCTACTTCTCCACTGTGTATACCTAGTGAATATACATATGTGTTATCTAATAGTGTATATACTACTAATAATACTTATAGATATAATACTATAAGTATACATAAGTATATACTATAGGGGTTTATCTAGTATTAGTTGTAGCCCTGATTGTCTTATATCCAAGTGTCGCCTCTTGGTTTACGTCCTAGAGTACCATCTAGAAACTTCTCTAGGTCTTGTTTCAAGAGATGATCTCTATGCTCCACTACTTCTCTCTCACTGTCTACTGCCATCTGTTCAACCCAATAGGCTACTGCAATAGATAAGACATCTAGTCTGTCATCATTCCTTAATGAACCTCTATCTTTAGTTAATCTAGTTAGTTGGTAGAATAATTGGTAGTTAGGATCCTTAGTATCAAAGTCTTGTCTTATTAACTGTGGACTTACAACCAACCTATGTTGGTTCATCACAGGTTCCAAAGTATCAATTATCCTTAATTCTTTTTGTTTCGTATGATTAACTTCTTCTATAGTACAAGGATAATACCTTTGGACTACAGGTTTTAATAGTTGAGTAAACATACCGTCACCAAAGTTACTCTCAACTATAATAACATTAACTTTAGCATCTCTTGCCATTGTAGCAATCTTAGTTAGATTACTTTCTGTGTACCCACCGCTAAGCCCCATGCAACTCTGCACGTATAGATTACCACCTAATTGTTTTACGATGGCAACTCCCAATTCATCTTGTCCACGACCCGCAGGGTCAATGGCCATAACAGATCCTTTGTATTCTCCAAAGTCTTCTGACTTAAACATAGGCTTGTAGTATTTGTCCCCAGTGAAACCTACTGAGGGTAAATCTTCACAAGCATACTCAGGACTTCCTGCCCAAGCAATCTTAACGGGTGCTATGTCATTATTAATGTCCATAACTACTAAATCACTTAACTTAAGAGGGTATCTTTCTTTATCAGATAAAGTAGTATCTAACATGAACTGTAAAGCAAAACCAGAACGACCATAACTAGCTTCACGTTCTTTTAAATCTAAATCATCAAATCTCTTAGGATCTATTGGTTCATATTCATCTAGTTTTTGTTTAGTAATATAAGGTGCTAATCTTCCGTCATACCTAACCATCTTAGAGCTCTCAGGCATACGGGCAGTCCATATTCTAGTTTCATATCCTCTAGCACCTAAATCATTATACACAGACATATCTGATTGTGGGGTACCTAAGAATACGATTTTACCCTGTGGAGATAAGACAGCTTCAAACTCTTTTACGTTGTCAGTTAGTTTATCTCTCATTGTTTGGGTTAAACTATTATTTAAACTTTCACAGTCATCAGAGATAATATAATTTGCTCTACTACCTGTTAATTGTCCTGTGATACCGACAGACTTAACTGACGGAGAATGAGCGGCTTTCGCTAGAGCCACATCAAAGGAAACATTACTTCCCCTTTGGTCTGCTCTAGGTGTAAGGTGCTTTAGTATGTCCATCTCAGTAATTAGTCTTTTTGTAAATGTACTGAAATCATCGGCTCTTGTTTTACTTGCTGATACCACAAGAAACTTTAATTGTGGATCTCTCAACAAGTTCCAACATACAAAGGCACTACATATCCATGACTTACCAATACCTCTAAATGCTTGAATAACAGCCCTTCTAGGTGCATTTTGTAAGTAATCAGCTATATCAAATTGCACGGGGGTAGGACTAGGCAGAGACAAATGTCTCCAAGCTAGATACAGGAAATTCCTGAAATCTTGGGTTACTTCTTTCATTTTATACCTTTTAATCAGCCACAGATGGCCTGAGATTCCTCTTTATTGTTTAAAGTCGTCTTTGCCTTGTATAACGTCAGAGAGCTTAAATGGTAGCTCCTCAGCTAGTTTTGACATAGAGTTATTCTCGGTAGGCATACAATCTATGTTGTTATCCTTTAAGAACTGTCTAGCGACATTTAGATCCGCAGATTTAACCTCTGGATCCCTTACTTTTTCTAGTAATTTTTCGGTTAATTGCTGATGCAATTCTCCTAGTTTTTTCTCTGTTGTATTATTTTCACTCATAATTATTTAACAATCCCATTTTCTTAAAGCTAATGCTTTTCTTGTTGGTCTTCCTTTCTCATCAGTCATACGACCACGAACTCCGCTCATACGAGCACAGAATGATTTACGTCTTTTAGATTTTTTATCTTTAGTAGGAGCTTTTAAATTAGAACCATCTTTACGATTAAAGTAAGCTCTACCTCTTGCGTTTAATCCACCACTTGGGTTTTGATGTGCTTTTAATGTCATTTACTTAATCTATCCATGTGGTTATAAATTCTTCCTATTTGTTTATCTATTGACATAATTTCTTCTGTTAACATTCCTAAATGAACTTGTAATTCTACAATTGTCATTAAGACATAAGAAGATAAACCTAACAAGATAGTTCCCAATAAAGGTAACACCCATTGATTTTTTTTCATTTAGCAATCTTTCCCTTGTTAACACCTTTTTTAATTACATATTGTTGAGTACCGTTAGCACCGTGCTCAACTTCTTTCTTTAAATTTTTAAAGATGTTCATTTCTTTTAATTGTTTTTCTACTTTCTTTTTAAAAGATTCTAGTAGTTTAGTATCACGCATAAATTAATCTCCACACGCACACCCAAAGTCTTTACCGCATAATGGACATTCTGTACTTTTGATTTTTTTTCTTTTCTTAGGTTTTGGGAATGAAAAAGTCCAAAGGTCTTCTACCTTTTGACATTGTTTGTCCCACCAACCAAAAAACCAATAACAGAATTTATCAATCATAGTATTATAGCAATAAGTAATACTACTCCTACAACGCTTACGAATAATTTATGTTCTGACCATAAATGTTTTAAATTGTATTTAATCATTTGTTTCATATTATTATTTCTTTCCTCCTTTAAATATTTGTGTTCCTTTTATTCCATAGATACTTGCAACAACAAGAATCCATAAATTTGTAAACCAACTTGGTAGTTGTTGAAATTGTTCAAAGAACTCTTTTATTTTTGCAGAAGCATTTGGATCATCACTGAAAACTCCCCAAGCAATTACTAAAATTGGCAAAGTTAAAATTATTAAGACCGCCTCGTCTTTCCAGTCTGATTGTCTAGCTTCTAAAAGTTTACCAGAATATTCTAATTCTCCTTTAGCCATTTTTTCTGCATGATTAGCTTGAGCGTCTGCCATACGCATCTTAGTTTCTTGTTTCTTTTTGTAGATATGAGTACCTGCATTTACTGCTAATTTGATTGCACTAAGCCACACGATATTTACCTCTGTTTAATTTTTTAGATGTTATTCTTAAATTTGATCTAGAGTTGTTTCTTGGATTTTTATCTCTATGATCAATATCTTTTCCGTCTCCTTTAGAAACCGCACCAGAAGCCATTAATTTACGTCTAGCTCTGTTTCTAGATGCTCGATCTAATTTTGATTTAGAAGAACTTTGAAATTTTCTGTATTCTTCTCTGTAGTTTCTATTAGGCATATTTCTTTTTAGGGAAACCTGCTTTCATTCGTGCGTAAGATTTTGCAGAAACTGTACTTTTAGATTTAGATCTAGATGTACCTGCTTTTTTTCTTGCGTTAATGTTTGCATATAATCCTCGTCTTGCCATTTAACTCTCCATTGTATTTGTTGGTTTACACATAAAAGTAAAATAAATTTTATGTTCGTTTACTTCTTTAATATCTAAAGTTTGTGTTATTCTTGCACTTTCATTGTAACCTCTCATCATACAATCATAATGTGAGTTTAGTATTGCAACTTCTTTAGGTGGCATACATTGATTGGTAGTAGCAGAACACATAATCATTAATAAAACTAATTTCATTTTTTATGATGTCTTCTTTTAGATTTATTCATCATTGATAAATTTGCTTTCTTACCAATGCTTGTCTTTTTGGGTTTTCTTTCGTGGGGTACGTAACTCTTTGCTACCTTAGCCATCGAAGGTAAAATATCCTATAATTCCAGCAATTATTGTTCCTATAGTTAGGATAACTTTAAGTCCACCTTTACCCATAGAAACATCTTGTCTTAACGATTTAACTTCTCGTTTCATTTCTTCTAAAGTTTTCAAGATGTTATTCATGCGTTCAGCACAAAGTTTCTCATGTGAAGAAAGTCTAACTCCAGTAGCGATTTCGCTATATTCTTTTGGAGTTATCTTTTTTCTAGGCATTATTTGTTATATAAACTTTCCATTTCATTTGAAGTAAGTTCTCTGTTGTAAATTCTAAAGTCTGCAATTCTTGAATTACAACCACCATTATCTCCATTTGGATTTGAAGAATGTCCACCAATTTGAGCAGTTGCACCACTGCTAGTTTGTGTACTCAGACCAGATAAATTTTGTGACCATGATTGTTGTCTATTCCCAGAGCCATCAAGGTAGTAGGCTGTAACAGTATTCGTTCCAGTAAATGTGTAAAATATTCTAACCCAAGTACCATTTGAAAAAACTGTTGCTCCACTGTTATCATAGTCAGCACCACAACCCATAAATCCCATTTTTTGACTTCCTGCTCTAGCATTAAATGTTCCTTTTGCACTACCTGCACAAAGACCAAATCCAAATATGTAATCGCTACTATCGAGTGTTCCATTAGGTTTTACCCAACAAGTAATCGTTCTAGCATTTGTACCAGATACAATAGTTGATAATGGTAAAGCACAGTAACCATTACTATCTGGATAAGATGTAACAGACCGACTACCTAATGGTGTTCCACTATCTGTAACTGTTGATATTGAACCAGAACTTGAACCAGAGAATGTTCCATTTCTACTATTACCAGAACTGTCAGTTTCACCACCAGTTTTATACCAAGCAATAAGACCATCTAATAATGGGTCATTATTAACTACCATTGAAAATGCTCTATCGGTAGTGTTTGTTCCATCACTTGCTCTTAAAGTAAATGATGAAGTCGTGTCTGAAGAAACACTTGATGCTGTTCCAGTAATTGCACCAGTTGAAGTATTTAAAGATAATCCTGAAGGTAGCGAACCACTTTGAACCGAATAAGTAATTGAACTTCCTTCTGGGTCTGAAGCAGAAACAGAAGTATTTACTGTGTCTTGCTCTGTTATTGTTCCACCAATTTGACCACTAGCTGTACTCCAAGTTGGACTAGCATTTATATTAAATGCATCATCTAAAGTAGCTGACAAACCAGAAGTATTTGTAACTTTTACATCAAAAGGTTCATTAGCATTTGTAACTGAAGTTGGTACTCTAGCTGTTATTGATGTTTCTGAATTTACTGTAACTGTTGGACTAGCATATTCTGTTCCATCATTTCCAATAAATTTTACTGTAGCACCAGAATTAAAAGCACTTCCAGTAATTCCTAAATCAAAATTTGCTGTAATTTGAGTATCAGTAATATTTGAGTTTGTAACACTAGAAACTGTTGGTGCACTATCAATAGCTTTAAAAGTAGTACCAGTATAATATTCTGCTAATCCAGTTGTAGTATTAAATCTTAATTGACCAGTAGTAGAACCTCTTTCTGCTGTAGTACCACTAGCTACTTTAGTTCCTTCAGTACCAGTATCGCTTATGTTTTCAAATGATACATCAAGTTTATTTGAAGGTATTTTATCGTTAGCTATAGCACCTGCTATGTCTGCTAAATCTCTTGCTTTTGTCATATTCTATTTACCTCGCTGTACATGGTACGTTATTACTTCCTACTAGGGGTGCTGATGCAAATGCCATGTAGATGTATGTTGCACCAGAAGAATTTGTTACTGCAGATGTACTTCTAGCTTTAAAACCATTTGATAAAATATCAAAATATGAACCAGCTTCTTCAACACCAGAAGTATTTGCTGTTAAAATATCATTTGCTACATTGTAACCCTCTCTTTTATTATCAAACATACCCCATTGATTTGTAGTAGTTGTTACTTTACACATGATAAAAGCAGGTTTAAATCCAGTATATACAAATGTTCCATCTGCATT